AATTACAGAGCTTGGTAGCATCGTTGACGCTATTCCTTCTTCACTATACGGAAGCGAAGACCTTTTCCTCTATGTTTCTCAAAACATCGCTAGAGCTTATGTTAGAGCATTAGGAGGATTTGGTGCGTCTGGATTAGGAGCGAATGGTACAAACGCTTTAGGAACTCAATGGTGGAATAACGGAGCTTTAACATTTGACGGTGTTAAATTATTCGTTGCTAACGGTCTTTCTGACAATACTGCAATGGCGGCTGAAAAGTCTAACCTATTCTTTGGAACAGGATTACTTTCAGACCAAAACGAAGTAAAAGTGTTAGATATGGCAGACCTTGACGGTTCTAAAAACGCTAGAGTAATTATGAGATTTACTGCCGGTGTACAATACGGTATAGTTAATGACATCGTAACATACGGCATCACTAACTCAGCGAACTAATAAACGTTAATCGATAATTTTAAGGGTGGGTAAGCCGAAAAGCCTACCTACCCTTTTTTAATACTTTAAAATATGGCTTGTACACTCACAACGGGAAGAAGTTTACCTTGTAGAGATTCGGTTGGAGGTTTGAAGGCGGTTTATTTCGCAGACTATGACACACTAGGAACTTTAACAGTAACTAGCGGTAACGTAGACTCAATTAGCGGAACGCCTGACCTTTTCCAATTTGACTTAAAAGGTAATTCGTCACTCGAACAAACAATAAACGCATCAACTGAAAACGGTACTGTTTTCTATGAGCAAACTTTGAATTTGACTTTAACTAAACTTGACGTTGCTACGCAAGAGGAGTTAAAATTAATCGCCCACGCTAGACCTCACGTTTTTGTAGAAGATTACAACGGCAACTATTTATTAGTAGGAGCGGTTCACGGAGCAGAAGTGAGCGGTGGAACGATTGTAACAGGAGCGGCTATGGGAGACCTTAGCGGTTTTACACTTACTTTAACTGCGCAAGAAACTATTCCGGCGTATTTCGTTACTGCAAGTGTAGTTACGGGTAACGCTAGTGCGACTCAAGTAGCACCTTAAGACTACTTTTTTCATTTGATTTCAAAGGGCGGTTTAATTACTGCCCTTTTTTTTATGCAAAAAACGTTTTTATTGCGTTATATTAGTATGAAAATATTAAGCACCTCAACGGACGCTCAAACGATAAAGGTAATACCTAGAGAATACGTTACAACTGCGACTATGACTTTAAGGGATGACCAAACGAATACGGTTACTACTTTTAGCGACATAACCTTGACACAAACAGGAGACTACAATATAATCTCTGAGTCTTTCTCTTTAAAAGAGGGGTATTATTATGACCTTGAATTAACTAGTTCCGGTGCTACGATTTATAAGGATAAAGTATTTTGTACTGATCAATCTATTAATCAAGCTACAAATTCGCATTATACGGTTAATAGCGGGGAATACACAACCGACACATCCTACGATAACGATTATATCATAATATGAGTATTAAAATAGTTCAATTAGGTAGCTATACAACGCCTAAAGTAAAAGAGGAAAAGAATAAAGATTATGTCTCGTATGGCGATGACAATAATTATTTCCAATATCTTATAGATAGGTATAACGGAAGTCCTACAAACAACGCCGCGATCAACGGAATATCACAATTAATATTCGGTCAAGGCTTAGACGCTACTGACTCTAATAAAAATCCGGATGGCTACGCTAAAATGAAATCGTTATTTCACGATGATTGTGTTAGAAAGCTATCAAGCGATTTAAAATTAATGGGTCAATGTTCTATGCAGATTATCTACTCAAAAGATAGAACCCAAATAGTACAAGTAGAACACTTTCCCGTAGAGACTTTACGCGCAGAAAAATGCAACGATGAAGGAGACGTAGAGGCTTATTACTATTGCGCCGATTGGTCAAAAGCTAAGCCACAAGATAAACATAAACGCATACCGGCTTTCGGTTTCAGTAATGAGTCAATAGAAATCCTATATGTCAAACCGTATAGAACAGGCTATTACTATTACTCACCCGTAGATTATCAAGGTGGCTTACAATATAGCGAACTTGAGGAAGAGATAGCAAACTATCATCTCAACAATATTATGAACGGATTGGCACCGAGTATGCTAATCAACTTTAATAACGGCGTACCTACGGAAGAAGAGCGTCAAATGATAGAGCATCGTATCAAAGATAAATTTAGTGGTTCGTCAAACGCCGGAAGGTTCATACTTTCTTTTAATGATAACGAAACACAACAAGCGAGTATAGAGCCGGTTCAATTATCAGACGCTCATAACCAATATCAATTCCTATCGGATGAATCGATGAGAAAGATAATGGTAAGCCACAGAATCGTTTCACCTATGCTTTTAGGTATAAAAGACCAAACCGGCTTAGGTAATAACGCAGAGGAGCTAAAAACCGCCTCAAATTTGATGGACAATACCGTTATACGTCCATTTCAAAATATGTTAATTAACGCTTTTGATAAAGTATTGGCGTTTAATGAGATTTCTATAAAGCTATATTTTAAAACTTTACAACCGATAGAGTTTACTGATCTAGATAACGCAATTACAAAAGAGCAAGTAGAAGAAGAAACCGGTCAAAAACTATCATTATCAAGCGAAGAGTTAAAAGAGCCTTGTTGGGACGGTTACGAAATGATAGGTTATAAAACCAAAGGCGGTAAAAAAGTGCCTAATTGTGTACCTATCGAAGCTGCTGAAGAGATGCGTAAAAGCGTTTTAGAGGCTTTAGAAAGCGTTGGAGAGGAGTTAAGCGAGGACGAATACGTTTTAGTGGACGAACGTCCCGCAGACCACGAAAAAGACGCTCACATCGAAGGTATAATGAATTTTGCCAACGTAATAAAAGGGTCGCCTAGTAAAAAGAGCGAACAAGATACCTCATTATTTAAGGTTCGTTATCAATATGCGCCTTTGACATATAGCGAAAATAGTAGAGACTTTTGTAAAAAAATGGTAAACGCTAAAAAGCTATATCGAGTAGAGGACTTAAATAAAGAGCTTAGTGTAAATGAAGGATTCGGAAAAGACGGTATTGACTCTTATAATCCATTTTTATTTAAAGGAGGGGTAAATTGTAAGCATTTTTGGATGCGTAAAATCTATATGAGAAAAAATAATCGTAAAATCTCTGTAAATGAGGCTAAGCGAATGATTAACAACCTCGACCCTAGCGAAAGAAAGGATGCGAAGTTTGAAGAGAACGACAAAAGAGTGGCTCAAATTGCCGGAGAAAATAATAACTATTGGAGAGCGTAGACTATGGCAACTGCATTATTTATAAAAAGAACAGACCTAGTAAAGAATACGATAATTAACGGCAACGTTGATACCGATAAATTTATAGGTTTTATTAAGATAGCACAAGAGATGCATTTACAAAATTATCTCGGTACGGACTTATACAATAAAATAAGCACAGATATAATAAACGATGAGCTTACAGGCGACTATTTGACCCTAGTAAACACTTATATTCAACCGATGCTTATCCACTACGCGATGATAGATTACTTGCCTTTCGCCGCGTATGAAATAAAAAACGGAGGTTTATTTAAGCATAGAAGCGAAAATGCAGAAACGCCTTCAAAAGAAGAGGTCGATTTTTTAGTACAACGCCATAGACATTTCGCTGACTTTTATACTCAGAGATTTTTAGATCATATGAGCTTTAACGCCTCTTCGAAATATAACGAGTATTATACTAACACTAACGAGGATATGCATCCCGATAAAAGTAACAATTTTGTAGGATGGGTATTGTAAAAAAGTATAGCGTTAAAAAAAGTAATTTATCGAAATTGATTACATACGTTAAAAAAAAGAGCAAAAACCAAAAATAAAACGTTATATAATATATGATAACAGATTGGTACGGTCAAAATAGCATAGGTTGGGGTTCGGTTTACGCGGTATCGGAATGGGGTAACGCTAACGAGTCAAACTATTGGGGGGTAATATTTCCGGCAAGAGCGGGTGGCTCACTCTTATTAGCGAGTACGACCTTATTTAGAGCCGACACAACAACATTTAAAGCAGACGCAACAGAAATTTAATTTAAAATGGCAAAACAAACGATTAATATTGGAACGAGCGCAAACGATGGAACCGGTGATCCATTAAGAACGGCCTTTGATAAAATTAACGACAATTTTACAGAACTGTATTCAGATGATGCAGGAGATGTGG